ATTGGGTTCAGTTAAAGAATTAAGAGATGGTACTGTAATGGTAGCAGAAGATTTTGAATTGGTAGGTTGGGATTTTGTATCTAACCCATCAACACATGGTGCATTTATGGCTCCTATGAACGAATCAAAACAATGGGCAAAGGTAGCTGAAGAATGTGGTAAGTGGTGTAAGTCACAAGATTTAATGAGAGAAATTATAATAGAACTAAACTAATATGGCAAAATTAATAAATTTAATACCTGGTAAAGAAATAAAAAAAGAATCCATAGAGGATATGGATACAACAATCCCATCTAAAGTTGAAAGATTTTTAGATAGAGCATTGAGTGTTATTAAATCATATAACTTATCCAGAAAAAAAGAACAATTGGTAATAGCTAAATTGGTAGATGCATTGGGTATGACACCACAAGAATTGTCAATAGCAGTTCAAAAATTAAAAAAGAATAAAATCGTAAAAAGATAGTATATGTTAAAGTTAAAAGATTTATTAAACGAAACGGAAGAGTTTCAACAATTACCAACAGAACTAAAAAGACATTTTTTAGAAATCATTTCAACTTATAACCAACATAGAGAAGGTATGAGTAGAAAATCCGATATTATGCAAATCGCAGAAACATTGGGTGGTATTGCAGATGCTGCACAAGAATATACTTTGAGAGAAGGTGGTGACTGGTTTGATAGAGTTACTATTAAAAGAAATATGAATGAACTTAAAAAATTACAATCAGGTTTTGAAAAAGAAGCAGTAGAAGCAAAAGCTCAACAACAAAGATTAGAAGCACTTTATGAAGATATGGGACATGTATTAGGTAGATATTTTGAAATAGCAGATTTATCCGAAGAAGTGATGAAACAAAGATTGGGAATTAAAGAAAATAAAACAAAATAAATTGGAACAATTAGCATCATTGTTATTACATAGTAGAACACAGGCACATTCGTTTCATTTAGGACAAAGAGGTGTTGGTTCATTATCTGCACATTTAGCATTAGGAAACTATTATGATGTAATTGGTGGGTTAGTAGATGGTTTAGTTGAAGCATATCAAGGACAATACGGATTAATTAAATTACAACCTGTTAGTGGTTTAGATACAAATAATGATATTAAAAATGTCATTGGATATTTTGATAAATTGATTCAAGCAGTTGCAAAATTAAGAAAAGACGAAAAATTACAAATGAGTTGGTTACAAAACGATATAGATACGGTTGTAACTTTATTATACTCAACAAAATATAAATTGGTTAATTTACAATAATATGAAATTAATAAATCTTATACCATTAAAAGAAGAAGCTGTTAAGATAAGAGCTGGATTTAGGAAAGTGTCATCCGAATATATAGATGCAATAAGAAAATATGAAGGATTAACAACTCGTCAAAAAATGATGAGTAAATCATACTTTGATGAACAAGATGAAGATAGAAAAAATGAATATCTCTATCAATTAAAAAAACATCAAGAAGATATCAAAGATGCAAAGGATGATTTAAACAAAGTAGAGAAAGACTACGAAAGAGAATTAAAAAAACAATTGGAATATCAAAAACCATATTAATAGGTTATGTTAGTAGTTAGTGTTAAAGGTGGAAACATAGAGTGGGCAATAAAAGATTACAAAAAAAAAGTTCAGTCCATAAAACAAATAGAAGAACTTAGAGAAAGGAAGAATTTTATTAAACCTTCCAAAAGAAAAAGGTTACAAAAAGAAGAAACTATAAGAAAAAACAAACTATTTTAATAGTTTTCTTTAGTTTTCTAAAAAATTTACATATATATTATCAAATATCTCATTTTTTATTATGAGATTACAAGACAGAGTTGATTAATGAATACCCTTCTTTATAAGGTGTGACCGAACAATCAACATAATTACATTGGAGTTCCCTACAAGAATAACTTCACAAACAAATTTAAGGAAAAAACAAGATGGCAAATTCAAAATTATTGAAAGAAGCAATCGCTGATGCCAAAGCCGTTAAAGAAACTGCTTTAGCAAACGCAAAGTTAGCTTTGGAAGAGGCATTTACTCCAAGACTTCAATCTATCTTATCTCAAAAGATGAGAGCAGAAGCAGAAGTTGAAGATATGGAAGCTGACAAAGTTGATGAAGAATTAAGTTCAACAGGTATCGGGTCTAAAGTAGACGCTGGATACGCTGAGACTCCAGGTGCAAACCCAACTTTAGATGCAATGACTGATTTATCAGTTGGTGTAAAGAAAGATAGTGGTAAACCTGAACAAGCTGGTACTGACTATAAGAAAGTAGCAGACATTTCTGAAGAAGAAAATCCATTCGCTGACAAAGAAGATGACAAAGATGCAGAAATTGCAGAATTGAAAGCTAGATTAGCAGAATTAGAAGGAGAAGATTCTGAAGAAGAAAAAATGGAAGGTGAAGATGAAATGGGCATGGATGACATGGGCATGGATTCTGAAGATTCTATGGATATGGATTCTATGGACATGGGTTCTGATGACGAAGAGTCTGAAGATGATATGGACTTAGAAGCAATCATCAGAGAATTAGAAGCTCAATTAGGTGATGACGAATCTGAAGAAGGTTCTGAAGAATCAATGTATGAAGCTGAAGAAGAAGATGAAAAAGAAGCTAAAAATGAAGCTGAAGAAGAAGATGAGAAAGAAGCTAAAAATGAAGCTGAAGAAGATGACAAAAAAGACGATGTAATCGACTTAGAAGAAATCTTAAGAGAAATGGAAGCTGATATGAAAGGTGATGACAAAGAAAAAGTTGACGAAGCTGAAGAAGAAGAAAAAGAAAAAGAACTTAACGAAGCTTACAAAACTATCAGGTCTTTACAAAAAACTATCAACGAAGTAAACTTATTGAACGCTAAGTTATTATTCGCAAACAAATTATTCAGAGCACACAACATGACTAACGAACAAAAAGTTAAAGTGATTGAAACTTTGGATAGAACAAATTCAGTTAGAGAAGTGAAATTGGTATACTCTACATTAGCAGAGAATTTCAAATACACATCTAACAAATCTACTAAAAAATCTATTTCTGAAGGAATTGCTAGCAAAGTAACAAAATCTACTAAGCCAGCTGTATCTAAGCAAGTAATTGCTGAATCTACAAATTTCTCTGACAGATTTAAGAAATTAGCAGGTATTATTAAATAATTAAACAAAACAAATAAATTCATTTAAAATGGACTTAAAAAAATTAATGACTGGCGCAAACCCTCAAACTCTTATGTTAGAGCAAACAAGAGGTTTGAAAGCTAAGTGGGAAAAAACAGGCTTGTTAGAAAACGCAGGTACTGAAACAGCAAAGCATGGTATGGCAGTAATGTTAGAAAACCAAGCAAAACAATTATTAGACGAAGCTACAAGAACAGGTACAAACCAAGGTTCTGAAGAGTGGGCTGGTGTGGCATTACCATTGGTAAGAAGAGTTTTCGGAAGCATCGCTTCTAAAGAATTCGTTTCTGTACAACCAATGAACTTACCTTCAGGTCTTATCTTCTACATGGACTTTAAATATGGTTCAAACCCAGCAGGTAACCCAGCTTTCACTGGTTCTTCATTATTCGGTAAAAGTGGTACTTTTGGTAAAGATTCTTTAGACCAAAACACAAACAAATTAGGTTCAACTCAAGTAGCTGAAGGTGGTTTGTACGGTGCAGGTAGATTCGGATACACTATCAACAACAAAACTGCAGCAATCACTGCAACTTTTGCTTCTGCATCTTTAGCAGATATCGATTATGATTTAACTTCAGGTTCAGTTTCTGCATCTTTTGCGGGTAACACTTTGAAGAAAGTTGTAGTTGCATTACCTTCTGACGCTGACTTCAATGGTGTTAGAGCTTTCGAACCAACTTTATTGACTGGTTCTGTAACTGGATATTTCCCTCAATACACAACTAAGAATGGTTCAAATGTTGAGTTCGTAGTAGCTACAACAGGTTTATCAAACTTAGCAACTGTTGGTGTATCTTTGGATTACCATGTACAACCAACTGATACTTCAAGAGGTGACTTCGAAGATAGAGGTACTGATTTGGCTATTCCAGAAATCGAATTAGAATTGAAATCTGAGCCTATCGTTGCTAAGACAAGAAAATTAAAAGCAATTTGGACTCCGGAATTAGCTCAAGACTTAAACGCTTACCATAGTGTAGACGCTGAAGCTGAGTTAACTCAAATGTTGTCTGAGTACATCTCTTTAGAAATCGACTTAGAAATCTTAGAAATGTTACAACAAAATGCTTTCACAACTGAATACTGGTCTTCTAAAGTAGGATATGACTGGAATGGTGCTGGATTCTCTATTGATTCTTCAGCAGCTGCAGCATCTGCTTACACTAAGAGTACTTGGTATCAAACTTTAGGTATTAAATTACAAAAAGTTTCTAACAAGATTCACCAATTAACTATGAGAGGTGGTGCAAACTTTATCGTTGTATCTCCAAACGTAGCTACAATTTTAGAATCAATGAATGGTTTCTCTGCTAACCCAGGTAAAGATGCTTTATCTTTCGCAGCAGGTGTTTCTAACATCGGTTCTATCTCTAACAGATATGACGTTTACAAAAACCCATATATGACTGAGAACGTATTATTAATGGGCTTCAAAGGTTCTAACTTCTTCGAAACAGGAGCAGTTTACGCACCATATGTACCATTGATTATGACTCCATTAGTTTATGACCCAACTAACTTCACTCCAAGAAGAGGTGTTATGACTAGATATGCTAAGAAAATCGTTAGACCTGAGTTCTACGGTAAAGTTATCATTGATGGTTTAGACCAACTTTAATCTTTGAGTAGATTTTAGTAGTTAAAACTAAAAAAATAAAAAAAAGGGAGAGTAGAAATACTTTCCCTTTTTTGTTTTATATTTATATAAGAACAATTAAAAATAAATTAAAAATGGCATATCCAGAAAAACGTTACCATGTTCAAAGAACATCGGAAGATTTACCACAATATACAGTAGAAACCACAGACCAAATATTGGCTAGACAAGCGGATGGTATGGTTGGTTATATATCAGTAGATGATTTAAAAACAACATTAGATGGTGCAGGCTTAGCATTAGATACCGATTTAACGGATGGTTCTATTAATGCAGTATTTAACACAGTTAGAGCTGATGTTAATGGAACAGGTATTAACTTTCAAGTTGGTGATGATGTATTCATTGGTGATATTAATGTACCAAATGTAATGCAAGTAAGAGGTGTACAAGATGCAACAGTTGGATATATTCAATTCGGTAGTGGTTCTAATATGCCAAAAGTTGGTGGTAATGGTGCAAATCGTTTAAACCTTTCAAATATACCAACATATGCTAATAAAGCAGCCGCAATCGCCGGTGGGTTGATAGCGGGTGATGTTTATAGAACTAACGATAATCTATGTATAGTTTTCTAATATAACATATAATTCATTTATTAAAAAGGGAGAGTAGAAATACTTTCCCTTTTTTTATTTATATAATTCATATTTATAGTAGTAAAACTATAAATTTTAAATAATGTCTGTAAACACATATTGGACGGGTTCATCTGCATCAGAATTTTCATCATCAGTAGCATTATCAATCGCAACTCCATTTGGGATATATGATGGAGATACAGAGTTTAGATTGGATGCACCTAAAACAGCAGTTTGGGTGGCAAAGCGATTGGGTTACCCTATTGTTAATATTGAATTAGATAATCAACAAATTTGGGCATGTTTTGAAGAATCTGTTTCGGAATATTCAGCACAAGTCAATCAATTCAATCTTAGAAACAATTTAGATATTCTTAGAGGACAACCTAAAGGTAAAGTTGCAAACTACTCACAAACACTTGTAGATGGTTCATTCTTACCAACAACGGTTCGTATGTCTCAACAATATGGAACACTTGCGGGTGTAGGTGGTAATACTGCAATTAAAAAGGGATATATTAATTTAACGGGTTCGGTTCAAATATATAATTTAATGTCCGGAGCAGTTGATGTTGAAAGTGGTAGAAACTTTTCACAAATATTTAGTGGTAGTTCTACAATAGATGTAACAAGAGTATATCATGAAGCAATTCCTGCAATTACAAGATTCTTTGACCCGTATTCAGTAGGTGCACAAGGTACACTAAACTTAATTTCTGAATTGGGATTTGGTAACTACTCACCGGCTGCACAATTCTTAATGATGCCGTTATATGAGGATGTATTAAGAATGCAACAAATTGAATTCAATGACCATATTAGAAAATCTGCACATACATTTAATATTGTAGATAATAAATTAGAAATATTTCCTGTCCCAACAGACGACACGGTTAAGAAGATATATTTTGAATACATCAGCAGAGATGAATTTGAACACGATTCACAAACGATTCAAGCTGATTCACTTTCCGACTATTCTGATATTCCATATGATTTTATTCAATATTCAAATATAAATGAAGTTGGTAAACAATGGATTAGAAAATATACACTTGCACTTGCTAAAGAATTATTAGGTGCAATTAGAGAAAAATATAATTCAATTCCAATTCCGGATGGTGAAGTGAGTTTAGATGGTGCAGCATTAAGAGCGGAAGCACAAGTTGAAAAGGATGCGTTAGTTACACAATTGAGAGAGAATTTAGAGGAAATGAGTAGAATAAAGGTGATGGAAAATAAAGCACATGAATCAACTCACCAACAAGAGATGTTAAGAAAAGTTCCACTTAAAATATATGTAGGATAATATGCCAAAGTTTATGTTAGATAGAGACTTGCAACTCTTCAGAAGTTTTGCAAGAGAATTGGTAGATACCGTAATTGAAAATACTTGTGTATTATTTAAAATTAATTTAAATGAAACCAAAGTAAATCTTTATGGTGAATCTATAAACAAAACTTGGTATCCGGGTGTCGAACTATTTGTTCTAATAGATAAAGAACCTGAAACTGCTCAGTATGAAGGATTTGGTCCTGAAATGCAACAAAATATAACTTTTAAATTTGATAGATTGTTATGTGAAGAAAGAAACATATATCCTGAAATTGGTGATGTTATATATTTTGACAATTCTTATTATGAAATAGATAATACAAATGAAATTCAATTTGTAGGTGGTTTACCTGGTCAGAATAGTGATAGAAATTGGAGTATTGTGTGTTCAACATTTATGGTATCTAAATCTAATTTAAACATTGAAGAAAGAATAAAATAATATGTCTACAAATCCACTAAGACAAAACCCAAATAGGGCAAATGAGATAAAATCAAATAAAGGAGATGTAAAACAAAGTATATCTTTATTTGATATTGACTATGCTATGATGTCATATTTGGAAGATACGGCATTACCAACATTAGATGACAATGGTAAAACTTTAAAAATACCAGTCATATATGGTAATTCCGAAAGGTGGAATGGTGCACGTAGACAAGGTGTATTTAGAGATTCAAAGGGTAAAATACAATTACCTATAATGATGATAAGAAGAACATCAATTGCAAAAGATGAAAGTATGCCAATGCAAAATAGGCATGTATCATATCAGGGTATTACAAAATATTCAAAAGATAATAGATACGATAGATTTACTGCATTTGGTGGTAATGTAAAACCGAAATATGAGATATACAAAATTCAAATGCCGGAATATGTGGAATTGAATTATGATTGTATGGTTTGGACAAGTTATACTGAACAATTAAATGCAGTAATAGAACAATTACAATATACATCAACATATTGGGGTGATAAAGAAAAGTTTAAATTTAGAACTAGTTTAAGTGAATTTAATGTTATAAATGAAGTTGGTGAAGGAACTGAAAGAATAAACAGAATTGAATTTAGTTTGTCAGTTAAAGCATATTTACTTCCTGAAAAATTTGATGGAGAGAATGTGATTAAAAAATCAATGTCAACAAAGAGAGTTGTAGTTGCAACCGAAGTTGACGTAACAGGAAATGGTAGATTGGAAGGAATGTTAACAACTCCATCTGCATATTATGACAATAAAGATTTAATTGACTTTTTGTCTTTAAATAATAGTAAAGTGGTAGATGGTGGAATTAATACCGCAACATTCACAGGAATAAAATTAATAGAAGCACCTGCACAATTAGCCGGAGTAATTACTTCAGGATTGACTTACGATGGAAAATCTTACGATATTAAATTATATATAAATGGTGTTAGGTATTATCAAACGACACATTTTACAATAACATCATATACAAACAATATATTAACATTATCATTGTCTCCTGGATTTCCAGTAGATAGTAATGATGAAATTACTATTACAGGTAAATTTATTGACATTGTATAATGAAAAGAAGTTTATTAGATATCACACAAAAAATCAGTAGAAATACTGGTAAAACAAATTTAAGTCCAAAAGATTTAACAAATTCTACTTATTCAATTTGGGAAGCTACGGGTTGGAGATTTGTAGATATATTAAGAGAAATTCAATATAGAACTACACAAGATAGATTAAAGATTTACATTAACACACAAAGTATAAGTGCAAGAGATTATATAGTTGAAGATGGTGGAAATGGTTTATTGATTAAATTTATAAAAACAAATTTTGAATTTAATTTGGATGATGATGACTATATTCAAATTGAAGGAGACATAGAAAATTATGCTTAAACAATTTAATTCAAATACAAGAAAACTTAATAGAGTTGTTCCAAAGATTAATATTAATAATCTTACTAACAATGATTTGACCGGAAGTTTACAAAATATTGAAATTCCAACTAATACAAAATTTCAATCTAAAACTCGTTCCAATCCAAATCCAATTAAATTAGTAAATAACAAAACAAAAATATCGGATTTTTATCAAGAAATATTAGAAAATAGTGCAAGATATAATCAAAGAATGATTGATGAATTTGACAACGATACAAATACATTAACAATATACAATGTTACATTAGATTATGGAACCGAAGGAGCATCACCTAATAATTTTGAAGTATTAGTATTTGGTTTACATATTCCAGGAAACTATACAATAAAAGAAGTTGGAAATAATGTAGTAATAACTTTAAATGAAGAATATATAGATTACGATAATGTAACTATAAATGATATTTATGTTATGGGTAAGTTAAAAGATATACCAATAGGAACAGAATTAGACATAGTTTTATCAACTGAAAATGACGAAGAAATAATATTATAAAAATGGCACTAAGACAAACTAAAAAAATATCCGAATTACCTGC